GTTACGTCTTTATCTTTATCGAGGTAGGAAAACCATATAGTAGCCCCAGAGGGGAAGACCCACGTCGACTTACTTTCACGGAATACGGCACCGGGAAACGCTTTGGGATACAGTTGTTTCGACTTTGATATGAGTTCAGTCAATTCATCGAGAGTACGGCGTAGAAGAAGCCCACGGTGATTTGGGTTATGACAATAGCGGAGAGGATCAGCAAGAAGAGCGAAACTCTTTCCGCCTCCGGCCGCCCCACCATACAAAACATCCTGCTCAGGGGCACTGAGAAACTCTTCCTGAGGTCCAGCATTCGGCTGGAATACAATTTCAGACTCGCCAACGAGATCTTGAACAGCTTTAGGTAGTACATTCACGTCTCCTTGGTCGATCACACGTGACTTTTCACCCTTCAGGGCTGTTTCTACCTTCGAGGCGGCTTTTTCTCTTACATTTGCTCGGTATGCTTGCTTTGTAGCGGCGGCTCGTTTCTTTTCTGCATCTTTCTTAGACCTTCGGATACTCGCCTGCGTTGCACGACGAGCTTTTTCAGCCGTTGAGAGGTTGTAACGGCTTTTGGGTGCATTCGGGTCTTTTTTTGGGCGTCCACGTTTCTTCGGGACTGTCTCTTCGGGTGTATCCGACATAAACTACTGGGTGTCTACAACCATCTCTTTCTTCGGGGGGAGTAATACCACCCCATGTACAGCTTGGACGTTGACATTATGAGTTTCTTGCTTCCCGAGACCCACTCGATTGAGGAGAGATTCGGCGGCTTGGAGTCGTATGTTATCTCCACGCTCAATTTCCGGCGCGTCGATGGTCCGTACAAGCTTGTTCGCGGCCTTGAGAGCACCACCTGCAAGAATATTCCGTGCTCCTTCGATAATTTCATCAGCCAAGGACTCTTTGAGGTGGCCGATGGAACCTTGCGAGTAACCCGACACCTCACATGCTCTCGAGAAGTTACCGCCGTTCTCGAAGAGTGCGGTGAGGAAAGCTTGCTGTTGGTCTGAGAGTTCACGGGACTTCTTCTTGGGTAGTAAGTTCATCGGGAATATCACATATATGTGTTAAAAAGAGGGGGGATTACCCCCTATTGGAGGTACTTATGTGCAGAAAAAGTAAATATCCTAACATTTTACGCGCATAAAAGTGGAAAGAGGTGTACGTGAGGGCCTATGGTCTCGGAACTTTGGTTCACATGGACTATAAAAGTTGATTTCCCCTGCCATTTCGGCCCCGGTACAGGTTCATTATGGGGGTTGGTTTAGAATTTTGTCAATAGAGTTACTCAGACTACTAGAAAATAAGAGAAAAAAAATATATTTTCCGCAGGTATTGACGAATGCGAATCTGGACAGTACAATGGGATTGTAAGCCCGCGGGGGTAAACCCATATATCACCCACCGGTACTCCCAGCTTACCACCTGCCACCGGAACCCTCGACAGTACCCCCTGCTGTCGGGGGTTTTTTTTGTCCCCTCGTTGGCTCCCCCAACGGTAAGCCGGCTGGCACCCCGGTATTCCCCATCGGTAAGCCGGCATGTGAAACACTCTGTGAAACACACCCTAAAATCCACAAAATTATCGGGAGATTGCTAGCACTATACCGGGCACCCCCCCTGTCCCTTGCCCCCGCGCGCGCACTGGGATTTCTTTTTGCTCTCCCTCAGTGATGGTCTCCTTCGGTCTCCTTTTGGCGTACCTTCCGCGCATCCTTTCTGGGCATTCTCTGGGTGCTATACGCGCCCCACATATTTACCAAAGGTTTCCTGACGGGTTTTCCCTTTGATAAATCGCTGTGTCTGGGGCGTGATATATAGCCCCTATGGACACCATAGAAAAACACAATCCCCACTGGCGGCAAGACCTTACGGTATTTTCTGGGTATCCCAAAGGTAAGGCGGGGATTTACTAAAGATGGGGCAAAAAAAAGGCCGCACAATGGCGGCCAAATGAGGGAATGGTTGTTTTAGATTCCTTCGGATGATCCGACGATTGCGGCGGTATCCATGCGGCCAAGAACACCGGCCAGATCCTTTGCAAACTTCATGCGGGTTTCTGAGACGTAAGCATCAATATGCCCGGTCTCGTCGTTGCGTGTTGCCCATCCGATAGTGTCAACGATGCGCTTAAGTTCGTTGAGTTGCTCGGCGGTAAAGTTCAAGGTTGTTTCAGTTTTCATCTTTGATCCCCTTAGATCTTAAAGTTTGTATTATCGCTGACCCCATCGGCCAGTGATTGAAGACTAACAACACCCCGCCGCGTTTTCAAGTCCGCGAGTTTATGGTGGCGGCAAACGTGGAGCATTTGCATAACTGTCTGATCCTTCACCCCGAGAAGCTTTGCAATGTGTTCGCGATGCATTACCCCGTAGTCGTTCAAGATCGCGAGCATCCGGTAATGACTCGAGAATACGCGGCGGTCTTCCTGACGTGGTTTGATGTCGTCGACAGCGCGTACCAGATCAACGGCCTGATCCTTGTTGGATACTGACTGGTCGTAGAGTCCGTCGAGTTTCTCGACTAGGTCGCTGAGAAGCTCCTGCACCTTCTCGACGCGGTAGGTCGTTGCGTTTAGGTCGGTGCGTAGTGTGCCGAGGTCGTTCTTAAATTCAGTAAGTGTTTTCATGGTTTATGTTTCCTATGACATGAAAGATAAAAGGGCGATTACCGAAATGATGATCGCAAGTTTATAAAGTGCCGTTATCACATCTAGCATTATGCGGCCTGTTCCAATGCGAGCCAGTGTGGCGACTCGAGGACATTCCGCACCTTCGCTTCCCGTTGTAATCTGATCCGGTACGGATTGGATTTCTCGCGCCCCGTGGTCAGTTCGGACACTGTGCCGTCTTCGTTCTGGCGTTCCCATGTTTCGTCGACGTGGGTTGCCCAATGGGTGAGCGCATTGTATGCCCCCCACATGGTCGATCCCAACTCGCGCTGTTCTTCGTTGAACCGGTGGTTCATGTAGTCGAGGAGTCTCCCGTTGACGCGAGCGGTAGGATCTACCGAAAGCTGAGCGGCCTCCCCTCCCTTCTTGCAGATCGTATTCTCGAGGATCTCAACCCATTGCGAGCGGTCGAGATCGATTGTCCGCCATTTGTCCATTTGCTCGCGGTGGGACGTAAACATCCCGAGACCGAGAGTGCTCTTCTCGATCATCGCGGCGACGCTGAGGTTTGAGGTATGCCGGCGTTTCTGGTGGTAGGCCTTCTGACCCCCAAAGACGCAGGTATTCCGGCAGTAATCCCGATAAGCTCCCGAGAATACTTGGAATGCCCAAGACATATCGACGGAGTTGATGATGTCCGCTCGTGCTGTGATCCCCTGACCTTTTCCATCGATATCGAAAGTGAGGTCGTTGAAGTAAACAGCGCGGGTTGCGCGGCGGCCTTCGTCAAAGATCCGGTCAACGACTGTCAGGTTTTCATGCGGCAACGATGGATTCCGTAGAATACTTTCGGCCTGTTCTTTGAATGCCAGTGCGTGATCAACCAGTTTGTACGACTTGGTGACCGGCGGCGATCCCAAGAGTTTCTGGGTGTTGCTGTTGCGTAGTGCGTAGTAACCATCGATCAAGTTTCGATCACGGTCATACATCGCTTCTTTTTGGACGCTTCCGAGTTCACGGAAGAAGTCAACGTCGAGCGGGTTGCTGTGCGTGAATTCCAAACCGTCTTGGATACGCTGAGCGGTGCGCTCTGGGTTGTTTACTATTGCGTTCATGGCTAAAAGCCTCCTTAAGATCCGGTCGGCCTGTCCGATCCGGTAGGTATTTTGTACGTTAACTAAATGAGGATTGCAACTATGTACGTTAAAAAAAGACATACAATCCAATCAGTTAAATCTAGGGGCGCGCGTGTTTTTTGCGCGGCACAACGGATGTAGTTCTCTCCTCGTGGTTTACTGTTCAATATTGTCCCGTTACTGCTCACGCTCAATGTTGAAAGGGTTGACGATTTTTCCTTACCACTGATTGCATCGATGGGGGGGTTTTCCTTGAAATGGTTGACGGTTTTTTCGTCCATATGATTGCGATTATCCCCCGTTAGTGCGTCTTAAAGATGATGTTCTTGTCGGGAGCATCCCAACACAAAGAACAGGTTGTACAAGCTTTCGTTTGTCCAGTCTGTTCCGGACACACTATGCCGGCCTTTGACAATTTTTCACTATTCGCACTAAAGCGCATCCCAGTGTCAGACCAACGGACGTGCCAACGGTCAGGAAAACCGTTGCGTACATAAAACAACTCACGGTAAATAGGTGAGTTAGTTTCGGCAGTGTGGTGCGTGTATCCCCAGACATAGAGATTCTTGTGCAAGACCAAAAGCTTCCGCCATAGTTGCACATAACCCACACTGTAGAAGTCTCCGAGTACATGTAACCGCACCAGTACTTTACGTCCCTTGTCTGCGGCCTTTCGACACTTCTCCCCTACCTCATCAATCAATCGCCGCTCGAGTTCCTCCCCATGCTCAAGACGGTGGGCAAACGGCATATTGTTTCCGTAGCAATCGTCCCAGTGTCCGCAACTCGTCGGGCAAGTCTCCCGCTCGGTCAGTGTTAACGTATAAACTTCAGCACCTTTAAGCTTCCCCTTCTTTACGTACCGTCCCGCGCTTCCGATTTTCGCGCTCGATGGCTTCTTCAAGACCTCGTATGGATAGTCTGCGAGCGTTCTCTTGCTTTTCTGATAACGTGTTGTTGTCAAGTTCATCTTGTGTTCTCCCGATATTGATTTGTTCTTGTACCGTAGCTAAGTAACTATGTGCGTCTTCGTCGTTTGCTCTCCAGTCTGCGAGTGCTTCAGGATGGCATATTGTACGTGGTTTCATGCGTTCGCCCTCAAGTAATGATCTAACATATCAATCACACACTTTAAATGACTACTCGCGTTATCTAGTGAGTCAGACTCGACGTCGCCAGTGTCGTTCAAGGTTTCACTCGCTTGTTTAACTAGCGCAAGTGTTTCTGTAACTTGTTTGTAAACAAGACGATCCACGCGGGTTTTGTTCTCGTTCCTACTTATCGTCATCATTTTGTTTTGTCTCCACGTTAGTTACCTTAATCCAAATACTGTCGTCAAATATTTCCAATAACTCGGCGTCGATATCTACGTCAGCAAGTAAATCGAAAACTTTCTCAATTGTGTGCATAATCCCCTCCATGTGGTGCTTCCCTTACGGGTACTGCTTCCCGCGCGTCAAAGTGGTGTAACCATGATTCTAGGAAATCGTCGTCAGTATGTCCACCGAGTGCCTTATCAACATACATAATGTCGCACCACGGATACTCCTCACCTAAACAATCCAACACTGCGTCTTTTGTTCCTGCAAAAACATTGACGACAAAGTATCGCGCCGGTTCAAATGGTGGGTTCTCCGTATCCTGATCCAAAAGGATGCAAGACCATCGAATGGCTAACGGCATATCGTCTTCATATGCAAAGTGTGGTGAGATGTTTCGATATTGTTCTGCAATCATTTCAGTAACCCTCCTCAACTAGGTCAGTTATCAATTGGTGTCCCATGTGTTCTGCGGCAACATCTACTCTCCGTTGTAAGTTAGATATCGTGTTGTTTTTCTGGTCAAAACGCTGACCAATCTTGTCGGCAATCCATTCGTAGGAATCCCTCGAGTCACCTATGTTACGCACTAAATCTAACAGTTCGTCGTCTGTGTAATGTTTCATTTCAAAATATCCCTATGGTTGATCCGTCTTCTTGCTCAATTGTTACAGTGTCGTGAGTCTGTATCCAAACTTTAGCACCACAAGATAGTGGCTTGTCTGGTGAATATACAATACTCACAGCACCATGAACAGTTGCATTAAAACCCTTGTGGTTTCCGGTGCTTGTTTTTACGGAAACAACCGGACGCAAGTCGTCTGGGTTTTTTGCATTATGTCGGATATTATGTTGGTTTATGTGTATGCGTTTTATTGTCACGTTAACTTCTCCCGTTTCGTGAATGAACCACCACAATAAACGACGGCTTACCATTGGGGTACTAGACTTTGGTCGTAGGTGAGGAAACAAATATGTTGCGTAAGAAACTTATGTGTTGCGGCGAGGTGTGAGGGGATGTACCCCCGGCAGGGGTTGATCGGAATGTATCACGTAAATACAAAACACTCAAGCGGTTTTAAAAATTGTTGACGACTTTTTCGTATCGATGATAGCATTCACCCCGCCTATTACTAAAGGAGGCTTGTAGCCCATGTACACGAAAGAATACGTCGAGTCCCTCGGGCTCTTTGATGGGGAATCCCGCAGAATGAACTGTCCCTCGTGCGGACGTAAGAACACATTCTCCGCGACAAACACCAACGGTGAGCTCATGTGGAATTGTTTCCATGCTGAGTGTGCAGAAAGGGGGCGGACTGACCGCCGCATCACCCGCAACAATGTGGACACTATAGTATCCATTGTCACTAATAATGGACATAAAAAGACAACCCCATGTCCAAATGTCCCTTTTGAGAAGCCCAAGTCGTGGTCACGTCAGATCTCACAGAAGGGTTTGGAGTATGTCGATAGCGTAAACACATCCGGAAGATATGACGACATTTACTACGACGTTCGACATAAGAGACTTGTGTACGCTATACGGGACAATGACGGTAAGCTCGTCGATGGTGCAGGGCGTACTCTCATCAATGCCCGTCCCAAGTGGTATCGCTACGGTAACTACCGTGGGGGATTCAAGATTGGTACCTCCGACACAGCTTTCGTTGTAGAAGACATACCGTCAGCCATCAGCATCAGCGATTGGTGTACGGGGTACGCCTTATTGGGGACAAGCCTACGTGACGAACACATCGCTGAGCTAACCAAGTTCAAGAAGGTAGTTGTTGCCCTCGATAAAGACGCAACAGACAAAGCCTTGACATACATGCGAGCCTTAAATACTCTCGTGCCCACTGGCATCTTGATGCTGGATAAAGACTTAAAGTCATTAGGAGATACTGAACGTGGATCACTCATTAGATCAGCAATGCTTGGAGAATAAGATCATCTCGTTCTGCTTACGGGCAGAATGCTACGACCGTGTAAAGAACATCCTCACGAAGGATATGTTTGAGGGGGAGTGGGCGACAATCTGGCAAGCCCTCGTCACTGCTCATGCGAAATACAAGTCAGACATCACAGGAGCCGAGCTACAGGCTTTTTTCGACTCACTGTACCCCGCCATGCCAGACAGCACTCGACTGCGTCACTGGGAGCTTTTTGAGAGCCTCAACGATGAGATAGGTACAAATACAGATTTACAAGAGAATGTAATACGCGACTTATGGATGCGTAACCGCGCTCGTATGATATCGGAGTTGTCTGTTGACATCTTCCTCGGTAAGGAGAAAAACTTTGGAGAACTCAAGCGACTCATTGAGAGTACAGCGGAGGATTCGATTGGCGAAAAGACGACGTACACGGAGGTGGACATGGGGCTCGAAGAGCTTCTGGACTCCCTTACGTTGGAACCTGATTTTCCATTCGAGTGGGAACCGCTCTCCGGCTACGTTCCGGGGTTGGATCGGGGACATTTTGGAATCATCTTTGCGCGACCGGAGACCGGCAAGACTACGTTCGTATCTTTTCTCGCTAAGAAGTTCCTCGAGCAAGGGCTTACCGTTGCGGTTTGGGGCAACGAGGAGCCGGCTGTACGAACTAAACTACGTATCATCCAGAGTTTTTTTAAAGCTACGCGGAAGGAACTCAGTGAAGGGCGTGATAAATTTGCAGAAGTATGGCGTAGCAAGATCAGCGACCGCCTCCATGTTCTTGACTGCGTTGGAACGACCATTCAGGAGATTGATGACTGGTGCACGATTAACAAGCCGGACATCGTATTCATTGACCAGCTAGACAAAGTGAAGATTGCAGGTAAGTATAATCGTGGCGATGAGAAACTTAAGGAGATCTATTTACAAGCGAGGGAGATAGCCAAGCGTAATAAGTGTCTTGTGTGGGGTGTATCTCAGGCATCGGCAGAGGCAGAGTCTATGATGCACGTGGAGTACCAGTACTTGGACAACTCCAAGACAGGTAAGGCAGGGGAGGCTGACTTGATTATCGGTATCGGCCGTACAGGTGACCGCTCCCCAGAGAATACCAAGAGGTACATCTGTATCTCGAAGAACAAACAGAATGGCTGGCATGGGACAATCCCGTGTGAGCTCGACATGTATCGGGCAGTGTACGAAAAGAACAACCAAGTGATTGTCGTACCGCCTGAGAACCAAGAGCCTGTGGCTCAACCGACTGAAGAGGAAATGAATAATGTGGAGTGAATATAACGCAGAGTATCACACTCGTAAGAGTTACGATTCCGTCTTAGGCAGGTGTGGATATCAGTCCCACATCCCTACACCGTCCTTTACTGATTACATCGCTAAAGGCATTACTGTGTGTGACAGGTGGCTACAGTCCTACAAAAATTTTGTAGAGGACATGGGATTACGCCCCTCGAAACGGATGACCCTCGACCGTATCGATAACGCCAAAGGATACAGCAAAGAAAACTGTCGATGGGCAAGTTGGTTTGTACAGCAGTACAACCGGACTAAAAAGCCTAAGAATTATCATTACGATAAGAGCCACACGCAGAAGTGGGTTGTGTCTTTTCAGGTTGAAGGTAAGACTATTAACGTGGGAAGATTTGAAGATGAGAAGACGGCGAAGAAAGTAGCGAAGGGTATACATCGCTTGATCGACCGGTTCATTGAGACGGAGTTGTTACGATGAATATCCTGACATTCGATGTGGAGACAACCCACAAGCCGAAACCCAATGGTGGGTATACACCACTTCCCTATTTTGGTAATCATTTGGTGAGCATCGGTTACAAGATGTTTACACCACATAAGCGAGTGGTGAGCGCAGGTATTGAAAACGATGGCTACCTCTGCTTCTACCACAATGACAGAGAACCAACACCGGGTGGCTTTGAGACATTCCAAGCTGTTCTCGATGACGCAGACGTAGTGGTAGGCCACAACGTGAAGTTCGACCTCAACTGGATAAAGGAGTGTGGATTTAAGTATGATGGACCTGTCTACGATACTATGGTGGCTGAGTACCTCCTTGCGAGAGCACGTAAGTGGCCGCTCTCCCTCGATGCCCTCGCTAAAAGGTATGAAGTTACTGAAAAGAAGAAAGACCTTACGACGGATTATCTCAAGAGCGGCAAGACATTCGCGCAGATACCGTGGGAGATCGTAGAGGAGTACGGGATTGCGGACGTACAGGC